AGCTCTGGATTTTTTCGCATCCAAGAGCGAAAAGTTTCCCAACATGGTCTATCAATACCTTTATTAATTGGTGATAAACATGATCTGATTGATTTACCTACAGCAAGCTCAGATAGTATTTCTTTGATAAGAGTCTTGTTGTACTTAGTTTTATTAGCCATTTTATTAATCTATTTCTGGTTGTAATACTGTTAGCGATAGTGTTTAATAGTATTATAAACTGATTCTAACGAATCAAAGGAGAGAAATATGATGTTTAAAAATAAAATACTAACTACTCCTATCGTAATGTATAAAGTTCCTATTGTTAAATACTACAGGAACAAAGACAAGTTCAAGTCAGCATTAAAGAATAGGAAAGAGTTAAAAAAGCTTAAATTAAAAGACTTTAAGCCTGTAGAACATTAATTCATACAGGGGTAGCTGTTATAGAGAGAGAAAGAAAAATGATAAAAGATGGCTACCCCAAGTATGATTCAAACTAAAAAAAAAGGTTTTATAAAAAACACTTAATTCAAGTATAATTTTTTTTTCTTACTTATTTGATAATTTGTCAAATACTTTACAAATATTTTGCTAAGTTTTTATTAGCTTGTACACAGGCATCAACTAATGCTCTGTGATATTGGTATCTAATCTTTTCATGACTATCACCAATATAAAATCTTTTAAGCTGCCTAAATGATCTGTATGGAAAGTGTCTTAGATACATCAGTTCTCTCTGATCCTCTTTAACATCAATTAACAAGAGAAGTACGAATTCATAGATTGAAAGCTGTTTAGATGTTGGTACTATCTTTGGTCTAGCAAGGGATGCTACCGAATCCTTGTAAGTATTCTTATCTGGAGCTACATCTAACATTTGAAAGTTAGTAGTACATACTGGTTTCTTTACTCCTGGTGATATTCTATCTACAAATGCTGCAATACTTAAAAATCTATCTAATTCTTCTGTAGTTAATCTAGCTGTTATCATTTTTATAAATATCCTCTATGTATTGGTTAAATCTATCCTTACTGAGTGTTTTTTGTTTATTTTTGATTTCTTTATTAAGATCATGTTGTTTTCTGTTCTTAATTCTACTGTCTTTAGCTTTAGAATAGAAATAGTTAGTATTTTTAACTATTTTATTCAATTCTCTCTGAATTATCTTAGGATCTACATACTTAGTCATAAATAACCCTATAGATATATATATATAGTTCTATATTAAGATATGTTTTTGATACACCCAAAGTAAGTTTTTGATACACCCAACTATTTCCTGTTATTAACTATGTGAATAACTTTTGGATTATTCATGGCATAGTTCTTTTGTTGTTTATTTTTAGCTAAAGTAATTTTTCTTCGCTTATTTAGATTGTGTTGTATATAATCTTGCATCAAATTTTTCTCAAAAACATAATGGTTTGTGCCATTGTTAATTTGTTTTCTAGCTAACATCCCAAACAACTGTAGTCGGTCAAGGCACTTAGTAAGTGTTCTCCTAGTTTTAATACCAGTTCTTTTCATTAAATATTTGTGGGATATTCGGCAACCATTGGGTGCAAACTCAAAGGATTTGCAAATGACATAAATAAGCTTTTCATGGCTATTTAAATTTTTGTTGTTAATTAGCTCTTTGTCAAATTTTTCAAAATATTTCATTTAAACATACCCAATTCTTTATCAATTCTCTTTTTAGCTATTTCTATGTACTCAGGATTTAATTCTATTAAGATGGCAGTACGATTTAATGATCTAGCAACAATGCCTGTAGTACCTGATCCACCAAAACAATCTAAAACAACACCTGATACTGGACAACCAGCTTTGATACATGGCTCTACTAAATCTTTAGGAAAAGTTGCAAAGTGAGCTTCCTTGCAAGGTTTGGTTGTTATTGTCCAAACATTCCTTTTATTCCTACCTAAAGGGTGATTTTGTTTTAATCCACTTTTAACATTTATAGTTGTTAATTGTTTGTCATAAGTATCATCAAAATTTAATAATTTTTTTAATTTAATCCAATCATCTTTACTTGGATAACTGCCATTTTTTTCAAACCAATGGTGTCCAGCTTGATTACCAAAATGTTTTTCAATTTGATCTATAGTTATTTTATTTTCTTTTCTGCTTGCTGATAAATATTTTCTCAATTTATCATGTTCAGGTAAATCTCTTGTTTCAATAAATTCTGGTCTTTGGTCTGCATCTAAAACTCTATATGGTCTTACAGCTTTCATGTTGCCATTTGACTTCATTCCACCATTTGCTCTTGTACTGCCTTTTTGATTTTTTAAATTAGGTTGATTTAATCTTGTTAATGAAGTTGATGCTAAAGGCTCTCTGATAGCATCTGCATCGTAATAATATTTTTTAGACTTAGTTATTAGCCATATCTTTTCATGTGCTGAAGTTGGTCTGTCTTTTGTACTCTCAGGCATTGGATTTGGTTTATGCCAAATTTATTTCTGATCTAATCCACAACCATCCTCCTGTAATGCTATTGCGATCCTATTAGGTATCATCACTAAATCTTTAGGTTTTAAAGATCCTTGAATAGTAGAAAATGGTTTATCTCTAAAAGCTCTATCATCATTCAATACATCCTTAGCTTTTGTGCCATTTATTGTTGCAGCATAGCTATCACCATAATTTAACCACACTGTTGCTGAGTCTTTAAGCTTAGGTTTCATAACTCTAAATAATTTTACAATATTTTGTATGTGTTCTTGATAAGTAGGCTCTAAACCAAGTTGTCCTGGCACTCCATAATCTCTAAGACCCCAATAAGGTGGAGAAGTTACTACGCAATCAATAGAATTATCATCTAATTCTTTTAACTTATCAAACACATCACCTTGCAAGAAACTAATCATCTACTTTTTCACCACCTTTACCTAGTTCATCTAATGGTATTTGTAATATTTCAGATGAGTAATGGTCTGGGCAATAGTGCTTACCATTTTCTGTTAATACAGCTGGAGTTTCACAATCTTTTATGCAACACTGCTTTGCTGGATCACCATACATATCTAATTCCATGCTCCATCTTTCAAAAACTTTATTGGTGTTAATTTATCTATTCCTAATGAATGAACTTTTGGTCGGTCAGCAATGCCAAAGTCAGTTAAAAATCTGTCAGTACCTAAAACATGAGTGCTATTAACAAAACCATGAATTTCAAATATCGGAGTCTTATCAATAACCAAAATATAGATTTCATTTTGCTTACTACCCTTTGGTCTAATAATTAAACTATTATGTTGTTTAGGTAGCTGCGATCTTACTTGTAAATGTATGTCATGAAATATTATGTCAGGGTTAGCACCATGATTTACATGAAAGTTAAATGCAGTGTCCAGGTAACGACAAACTGCAAGCTCTGCACAAGCACCACTTATTGATTTTGCTATTTGGTCATTAACTGTGCCTTTATAGTTATGACCCCAACTTTGTTTTAATCTTAATGACTCAAAAACTCTAAGCAAGCCTGTCTGTGAAGCTGCCATTAAATCATATAAATCTAATTTAACTTCAATCATATTCCACACATACCCTCACACTCATTATTAAATAAATCTAATTGATCTGTTTTTTCGTCAAAATCTATTTCATCAATTGGCTTTTTACTGTTGTGTAAAAATAATTCTTCATCCTTATTTCTTGATTTATTTCTTATAAAATTATCTAATTTTACAACTTCATCCCATTCTTGTTTGTTTCCTTTAACTAATTTCCATTCTTCATTGTTATGAAATGGACAAAATGTACAAGCTGATCTTGGCGGTTTTGGATAATTATTTTTTTCCATCCATTCAATACAATGTATTCTTCTAAAATCTCTTTCAACTAATGGATAAATATTCGTAATATATTTTTTTGGATTTATTTTCATACGGAAAGTTTCATCTTTTGATATACCCATCAACATTTCAACATGAACATCTTTTTTTACTCTTTCGCCTTTTTGTAATCCTAAAAGTTCTCTTACTTTTTTATTTACAGGAATTATTTTATAGTGATTTGTACATTGTCGTCTTGATAGACCAGCTTTACCAGTAATTTTATTTTTTGTATAAACTGGTATTAATGAAAATTGATGGTAGTCGGTGAGTGTTTGTATAGTATCTTTTTTTAAATCACCTTTTTTTACAATATAAACTGGATATGATAATTTTTTTTGTAACCATTTTAACCAATCATAAACAGCTTTAGGTTCACTCATAGTATCTGAAAATATTGCAGCATCTACCATAGGAACTTCACCTTTCTCAATCATTAAAGCTAAAGTAGAACTTTGAACTCCAGCACCTAAACTTAATATTCTTAATTTTTTCATAACAAGTAATTACCCTCTTGGTCTTTGCAGTACGAAGCTACTATTGGTTTGTTGTTGTAAATATAAAATCCCCAAATCTCACCATTGCCATCTTCAAACTTTGGGTTGTCATACCAGGTTGCTTTGCTTTCAAATGCTGCATCACAATCAGTAAAATTTTTAATATAAATTTTTTCGTAATTTATTCCTTGAGCTGTAAGCAATGCTAAAATTAAAAAGGCTTTCATTTAGTAGTACACCTTTTTATAAAATTTAATAACTCAGGATTCTGTAAAAATATTTTAGAAAACTCATCAGCTACAAAAGTAACTGTACCCTCCTCACCTAAATTTTTTAAACGAATCGATGACTTGTCAGCTATAAAATGACCAATTTCATGTAAAACTGTGTTTAATAATATCAATTTACTTAGGTTTTCTTGTATTGATATAGTTTGTGTGTTTGGGTTGTAGCAACCATACATATTGCCTGATTCTGCTTGTTTTTTGCTAATTTTTACTATTTTTGCTTTGTAATTTCTGTAGCGAATCTCACTCATCAATTTCATTTTTAGACAATAGCTATTTTGAGTCAGTTGTAAATTAATATTTGTATTTAATTATAAATAAATTATAAGAAACTTATATGACGAATCACCCTAAAATTTTAGGAGATTGCTACAAGAAATTTAACTTGGCACATACTAGCAAGAGCCAAAACACAATTCCTGACGATATAAGATTTAGAAATTACATTGTACTTACCCCAAAAGAAAAAGCTAACCTACCAAGTAATTGTTCTTTTACTGGCGGTACGATTGCACATGAAATAATTCAAAAAATATTATGTAAGAATTTAACTTACGAACAAGCACTAGAGTCTGTGCAAGAAAAAATAATTAACTATAAAAGCATTGATGAAAAGGATGACATTAAGTTTGGTTATATCATGGATAACATGGAAAGCTTAGTTAATAACCATTTAGAGAATATTGCTGAAGTAGGAAAACAAACCTGGAAAGATGAGTTAGAATTTACACACTGGGCAAATGGTATTAGTACCTATTTTTTAATGTATGTTGATTTGGTTGGGCAAACAGAATTTTTTGATATTAAAAATGTGTTTGGCACACTAACTAAAACTAAAAAAGGTTTTAGCTATTCAAAAAGAAAGTGTCCTCAAGTTCCATACCACTCAGATTGTATGCAAGTTGCTTTGTATAGCAAAGAACTACCAAAACTAAAACCTTGCCTGACCTATGCAAGTGATAGCGATAGAGTTGTTTTTACACCTAGCAACTGTGTAGAACTTAGACCTGAGAGCTTACAATATTACTATGAAGAATTAGTGTTGTACCAAAAGTGTTGGGAACAAAAATTAAAATTAGCTGATGGTGATACAAAAGTTTTAGCTTTGCTTTGCAAACCTGATTTATCTGAAATTAGAAAAGATGGTTTTTGGTGGAAAGGTTTAGATCCTGACATCATAAAAAGATTTAGGAGTTATTATGAACTTTAAAACATTAATTGCACATTACGATTCTTTGCCAAAAGATCAGCTAATACAAAAGCTAGTAGATAAAAATGCTCTGCTGCTAAAACAAGAAAATGAAATCACCAGGCTTACCAAAGAAGTTAAAGATATTAGAGAAATAGAACAAGATCACAAACAGCTAAATGGGAATCTACAAAAAGAATTAGATCAACTAAAGGAGAGAAATGAAAACATTAACTGATGCTATACAACAATTTAGAAATGATATTGACGATAGCGATTATGCAAACTTAGGTGCTAAAGGTAAATACCTAACAGTACCTTACAGATTAAAATTTGTTAGAGAATATTTTGGGGAAAGGATTAGGATTGTTACTGACAGTTTTGATTTACCTGATGGTATTCATAAATTTAAAACTGAAATTTTTTTAGATGATAAATTAGTATCTACTGGTTTATCTAAACAAACACAAAACAAAGATAAAGAATTTGAAAAGCAATCCACTGTGTCATGTGGTAGAGCATTAAGTTTCTTAGGCTTCTTTGGTGATGAGATTGCAACCGCTGAAGAAATGGAACAATTTTTAAATAAACCTAAAGTCAAGCAAGTAGTAAAAACACAAACCAAAACTATACCTGAGCTAGCTAATGATTGGATTGACCAAATGAAAACAGCAGCTCAACATTCAAAGTCATCACACTTTTTTGAAAAAAATTTAACTCCTATTAAAGAAAAATATAAAGATGAGATTCATTTAATAGCAACTGATCCAATTGAACAGTTAAGAGTTGATACAGAATACAACAAACTAAAATCACAAATACAAACAAGAGGTACAAATGGCAGATAATAATTATGATAATTCTGGTGCGTTATGGAAAAGACAAGCAACTCCAAAAGATGAACCAGGTAAAAAATATCCACACTACACTGGTAACGTAACTTTAAATGGTGTTAAGAAAAATGCTTCGGCTTGGCTTAATACTGAAAAAGGTACTGATCCAGCAAAAGCTGGGCAACCTGACATATCAATTAAATTAAACGATCCAATAAAGAAAGATTAACATGGAAAGTAAAAACCCTCCTCACTATCAAAAAGCAATACAAACTTGCGATGCCATTATGAGTCAAATGACTCCAGAAGAAAACATCGGCTTTTTGAGAGGATCAGCAATGAAATACTTATCTAGGTTTGGTGCTAAAGGAGGGCAAACACTAGAGAAAGCAATTATGGATTTAGAAAAATCTAATTGGTTTAATCAAAAGTTAATTAATTATTTAAAAAGTCTTGCAACAGATGGCAATGACTTACGAAGCACTACAACAAATGTAACCAATTTATTTGAGGATAAGAAATGAAAATTAGAACTAATGGCAATGGTCATATCTACCTTAGCCAAATCAAAAAGGATGTGCTGAACTTTATAAAGCACTTTATAGAAACTTATGACTATGCTCCAACCTATAAAGAGATTGGTGAAAAATTTCAATTTACTAGAGCAAGAGCTGGTGCTTTGATTGCAGAGTTTCGTAAATTAAATTTGATTAGCAAAAGCAATCAGGCACATAGAAATATTGCCTTATCAGATAAGCAACTAAAATTAATTCCAACATTAAAAGTTAATAAAAGTTACTCAACAATGGAGTTCAGAAAATGACTAAAGTTTTAAAAGAAAGTTTTTATGAAGCAAACTTTAGAGTTGATGAAGAATTTGACAATGCAGAGTTAGCTGCAAAATCAAATAACCCTAGCGATAATGCTAAGGTTACTGTTCTTGATTTAAAATTTGATAAATCAAGAATTAAATTAACCAAAGATGAGGAGTCTAAAGAGGATGGCTTTAAGTAATAGC